AGCTTCTTCAAACTTTTCATATTTATCTTTAACTTTTGCACCAGTTTCAATTACGTTATCCATATTAAAACAAGATAAGATTAATAAACTAGCAGATGTAATTAATAATCTCATGGTTTCTTTAATCCCATTTTTTGTAATAAACTTCTTTGTTCTTTCACTTCTTCTTCAAGTTCATTTAAATGTTCTTGCTTCATACCTGCTACATCTGTAGCTAACACAGTAACTCTATCTTCAATATCATTTAATCTTATGGACATTTCTTGAAATTTCATTTGTGCTTGATACCAAGAGCCTGTAACAATACCAACCCCTATCATCGCTTTAATTAAAAAAGCAACAGAGATATGTACTTGAGCATTTTCGCTGATTGCCTTCAATTTGGACTGTCCCTTAATCTTAATATCTCATTTTCAATTCTTTCAATTTTTTCATCCTGTCTAACATCAGACGGAATAGGTAAATTTTGCATAGCCTTCATTTCTTTAATAGATTGTTCATTCATATTTGCTTGATGTTCTAAAAAACTAATTCGTGTATTAAGTTGTCCATACCCCCAAACCATTGCGGCTATAAACCCCACAGCTTGAACTAACATTGGTAAACTAATATTTAAAGAACTGCTTTCTGATATTGGTTTATTCAATTCTTAGTTCCCCAAGACTCTGTTCTTTGTTGTGGAGTGTGGTCAAATGTTTTAGTTCCTGTATTTGTATTCGTTCTTTTTTCTCCACTACTTCTATTATACCCACCACTATTGTTCTGTGGTCTTTGTCTATTAAATGTGTCAGGATGCCTGTCATAGTAGTAATGATTAGGATAAGGTCTGTAGATGACTCTTGTATTAAAATACATTCTATTGTAATCTACTTTTTTAGCAGGTTTGCCATCAAAAATTTCCACAAGAACAAATGCAGACATCATACCAACAACAAACCAAGTAAATGCCTTACCCATTTTAAAGAGCCTTTAAGTCTTTTTCTAGTTCTTCCCATTCAGCTTGTTCAGCTTGTTTTTTTGCAACATCTGCTTTACAATAGTCTATTTCACTCTTTACTTCTAAAAGTGAATAAGCCCTCACAGAGTCATCTTGAGCTTCGCCAGTCTGATGGTCATAACACTTACAAACTACTTGTAGTTCTTCGTGAGACATTTCTGATTGAGCGTGTGTTGTAATAACACCATCATCATTTTTAACTTCATCTACTTTAGCTCGGTCAACTACTTTCTGTTTTCTAACTGAAACTTTACTTGCTTCTTTTAATGCTTTATAATTATGCATATTAATTCCTATTTATTAATTTGTTATGCGTCTTCTAACGCTTTTACTTTTGCTGATAATTCTTGTACTGCTTTTACTAAGATGGGTACAAATTTAGAGTATTGAATACCATATTGTTTACCGTCACCAGTAAGTGATGTCGTTAAATTTGTTTTGTCAGCTATTTTGTACCCCGCTGCTTTCTCTAAAGCTTCTACTTCTTGAGCTTTAAAGCCTATGTCTAACCAATCTTCTTTATGAGTTCCGTCAGGTGTTTGTGCATTTAAGTCATAATCATCAGAGGTCTTATCTCCATAATTAGAACGCTTATCCCATTTATAAGTGACAGGAGATAGAGCGTTTACAAAGTCTAAACCTAAATCTAAAGCAGTAAAGTCGGTCTTGTCTCGTTGGTCAGAAGCTACAGTCCAATCAACTTGGATATTAGACTCTATAATGTGTTCATCTCCAAGAGTGATGCGATTAGAATGACTTGTGAAATTACCGCCCGGACTTCCTGAACGTCCTGCATCGTGCCCAAGAAGTAAATTGTTAGTTCCACTTGTAACAGCAGAACCTGCTGCAAACCCAAGTGCAGAATTATCGCTACCTGTACAGGCATTTAAAGAAGAAACACCAACAGAAGAATTACCACCATCACAATTAGCACCTAAAGAATGAGAACCTATAGCAACATTATTTCCACCATCGTCTGTAGACCCGAGAGCATCATATCCAAGAGCTGTGTTAGTAACACCTGTTGTAAGTGCATTTCCTGCTGTAGAACCAATACAAGTATTTTGAGTACCTGTGGTTATTGCAGAACCTGCTGTATATCCAATACAAATATTATTATCTCCAGTGGTTGCTGTTTTTAAAGCACCGTTACCCACAGCAATATTTTTATCGCCTGAACTCAAAGATGCCAGAGGAGCTTCTATAACACCATCGTGCCAAGAGCCGATAGCAATGTTATCACTGCCTGTAATAGCAGTTCCCCCTCCCGCCGCCGATGAACCAACAAACGTATTATATGCACCTGTAGTTACACTGTACCCCGCATTATTACCAAGAGCTGTATTTCTAGTTGCAGTTGTCACTGATTTCAGTGCTTCCCGACCTACTGCCGTGTTCATAGCACCTGTACTGTTTACTAATAAAGATTGATAACCTATAGCAACATTTCCACCACCAGTTGTGAGGGCCATTAGAGAGCTTCTTCCTATAGCTATAGAACCATCACCACCTGTTGTTATTACAGCACCACCTGCGTCTTTTCCTATTGCAATTACATTACTTGCAGCTGTAGTTGCATCTCCTGCACTTGACCCAATAAGTACATTATAATTACCACCAGCTACTGCCAAACCAGCTCTATTCCCGATTGCGACATTTCCACCACCATCAGTAATAGCCAACAACGCATATTTACCTACTGCTGTGTTACCGCTGTTGCTCTGTCCATCTACTCCCTGACCTGCACTCGTACCAATGTATGTATTATCATCACCTGTTTCATTATAAAATCCAGAAGCCTGTCCAATTAAAGTATTTTTATCTGCAGTTGTAATATTTACACCAGCACTCGCACCAATAAAAGTATTTTGGTCACCTTCGGTAAGGTCTGTTCCAGCATTATATCCCACAGCAGTATTATTTAGAGCGCCATTCATCGCAGCATCCATAACATAACTACCAATGCCAACATTAGAGGTTGATACAGCAGTGGCCCATGTTCCTCCACCAGCATCGTGCCCTATGAATACATTATCAGTAGAACCTGCAAGCGTACCCATTCCATCACCAGCACCACTTCCTATTGCTATATTTTTAACAGAAGATGCGTGATTAAGATTTCCTAAAGCATTTAATCCTATAGCTATATTATCATCTTCACCAGCATCAGCTGCATCAAGAGCACCATAACCAATTGCTATGTTATTTGTTCCTGATACTAAAGCTCCACCAGCCTCTTCCCCAATAAATACATTATAGTTACCACCACTATCAAGAGCATCACCTGCGTTTTTACCATATATAGTATTTGATGTTCCACCATCTCCTGTATGATAAATTGAACCAGTAGCTCCTAGTGCAAATACAATATCATTACCAGATGTTATAGTTAAATCTGTTCCATTTCCTGATATATATTCACCAGCATCATTAAATTCAATGCGACTAGTTCCTGTCATCAGTATTGCATCTTGAGCTGCTGAGAATGGAAAGGGGTTTCCATCTCCATCTTCTATTACTTTTTGAGTAGTTGCATGAAGCGTTTCACCACCAGCAGTAGTTCCCGTTATCTTGAGTAAAGCTTTGTAGGTATTAGCAATTGTTTGTCCTGTTAACGTTCCAGTAGCCATTATATTTTCCTCATATTAAAATTTTTCATCCTGTATATTCTTCCCATTTGACATTACTTTCATCCCAGTCAAGTTGTGATATGTTCCATATAACATCATAGACTGACCTTAAAAAGTTTAAACCTGTTCTTTTCCATCCTAAAGGCATATTAAGCTTTCAATGCTACTATGTTTGTAGCTGTTGTGTTTGTAGCATTTACAACCGTAGCTCTTACTGGTAATAATTGACCACTTGCTAAATTTTTAAATACTATATTAGCACCGCTTGTTGCACAATCTAAACTAACATCTCCACCAACGCCTATGTAAAATGCTTCATATGTAGCATTTAATACATGGTCTGAACCTCCGTGAACAGCTGTAACAGCAAGTGCTGTTCCATACAACATTTTTTCTAAAGCTGCTTGAGACGCTTCGGTTGCAACTTCTATTTCAGCAAGGTCAACATTAGCGGCTGTTGAAAGAACTTCTAAAGCTGCAATATCTGTTTTTATATCATTAGTATCAGAATCTATAGTAGTAAGTAAAGCTTCATTAGCTGCGTGGTCAACATTCGCAGCCGTTAGTAACACCTCAATAGCTGCCATATCTACTTTAATCGCATTTGTATCTGCATCTATACCTGTCAACAATACTTCATTAGCTGCGTGGTCTACGTTAGCCGCAGTTAACAATACTTCAATAGCAGCCATGTCAGTTTTAATATCATTAGTATCACTATCAATCGTTCCTAATAGAGTTTCTACTCCATCTACATGACCAATTATTGTAGATTGATTGGCTGCCGTTGCTCCACCAGATGGTAAAGCAGATGATACAATGTCTATTTGTAAATTACCAGCTGCGTCAACCAATGGAACGGTGTTAGTACCACTACCATCTGCTACTGTATTACTAAAAATAACAATTGAATCATTTGCGTTATCTATATCTACAGATAACTGAGAACCGTCAAGGGTTACGTTATCGATATCAACTTTTAACGCATCCTCACCTGAGTTTAAAACTTTGTTTAATACTTCGTGTGATTGATATTTAATTCCGTTAGCCATAATCTATTCCTAATTTTTATGTAAAGTCTGGCATAGAAATACGTCTATCGCCACCAGTCTTATCTCGTTTTTGCATTCCATGTCGTTTAACTGCTTCGTTCCATTTACCTTCATGCATTGTTGCTAAATTTATACTTACCCCAGCTACACCACCATCCCCTGTTGAACCTGCCTTATCTTGATACAATCGCGCTTTAACATAGTCTATAATACAAGTATGAAATACATTATCTACGTCAGGTGTGTCGGTTATTGCAGACACTGCATTTGGCTCTGCATAATAATGAATTAATACACCATTAGTTACTGCTTCATCTATCGGTTTATATTGACCATATTTTGAATGTGTTGTATTTGCATCGTTTCCTTTTAATGTAACAACTGCTAAATGATTTCCTTTGATAAACCAAGATATATAATTCTCTGGGTATTTGTATGTGCTTGCCATTAGTCTATGTCCATAGTTGGTATTTCATTATCTACTAATCTAGGTATCTTAACATAAGTACCATCTGCATCCATAAAGTCTACTCTAAATACTTTATTTATTTCTACGCCTGCATTGGCATCGCTTAATGTGTACCACTGCTGGTCTGCTACCATATTTGTTTTTGCGTATTCTACTTTTGTAGCATACTTTCCAAGTTCAACAATAGCTTCATTTATAAGGTTCATAATATAAGCTTCGGGTGCATTTGGAAAAGCTTGCCTTACCCTAGATATAATTTTTTTTACAGTTAGGCTATGTACCGCCATTAATCAGAATCCTTTCCTAGCAATCCAATTTGTTGCCATGTTCTAGTTTCATCTTCCCAGTTATTAACTGTCATATCAGGCCAACTGCCGGGTAGTTTCCAAGTTGGTGTAGTTGGTAAAGATACCCCAGTAAAAGATGGAGAGGTATTTAAACTTACCCCAGTCCAAGTCGGGGATGTGTTTAAGGTTACTCCAGTCCAACTAGGAGATGTATTTAAAGTTACTAGTGTAAAAGAAGGTGAGGTATTTAATGTTACTAAAGTCTTAGCCATTACCCACCCCTTACAATTTGAATACCTTTATCGTAGTCAGCTTGTAGTTTTGCTTGTTGTTCTTGATACCACTTATATTCAGCCATAAATTGTTGCATTTCACTACTTAAAGAACCTACAATACTAGAAGCTAATTCTATATCTTCCGAGTTCTCTAATAAATGTCTTACCTTTTCATAACCTTGTGAGCTAGATGAAGCGGTTGTAAATGTTCCGTCTTGGTCAGAGTTTCTAGGAATCTCGTCCATCATACTAGCCATTTTATTTTGTAATGTTTTAATAGCTCCATATAAAGGAATCAAATACTCAGCTTCATCTGGAAATCTAGCAACAGAACTATCGCTAAAAGCAACAGCTGGATATGCTAATGCTTGAACGTGAGCATTATTAGAGTTAGAAGGTTCTGGGACTACAGATAATAAATTATTACTTACATAATATACGGGGTCAGTAGCACTAGCCGCCATCATGTCGTCAGAATCTCTTACTCTTCCACTTAATCGTGCTGGTATTTTACGACATGGCTGGTTTATAGTACCATCATCTCTAGTAACAGCAAACACCTCAGAGCCGGCAACTGTATAATTAACTGAACTACCATTTAACTCGTTAGATGTAGTAAACAATTGTTTTTTAGAGTCTGGTAAAGAAGTAAGAATTTCTTTTGCACCGTCAGTTAAAAACTGCGTTAATTCAGTTTGTGTTGGCGCACTACTCCCATCTATAGATAAGCTAGTTAATCCCTCTACTTGCGCTTCAAACGTTGCCACGTATCTCGCCTCCTTTTGATTCTATGTCCTCACCCATAGTTGTTACCTGAAAATCAATCTGGTCTTTCCTTATAGCTGTAGCAAACCCCGCTTCTCTTATTATGATAGCAGGGCTAAACAAAGGCTTATTAGCTCTCTTGCCACAACTGCGACAGTAGAACCAGCCTTCTGAATTATCTTTTTTGCAATGTTGACAGGACATTAAGCCCCACCAACCACCATCGTAAGTATTCTGTCACCATTTAATTGAGTGTGAGTAATAGATAAAACTTTATTATTTGTTGAATCTAATGTGTCAATAAAGTCTTTTATATCTCTTGCCATTGTTCCAGCAGCACCTGTTTCAATTCCGGGATTACCGGGGTGAATAAATACTTTTACTTTTACATTTGAGTATACAGCCATAATTTCTCCAATTTTTAAATTATTAGGATATTCGGGGGTTGCCTTTTATTGACAGCCCCCACAGAATCCAAATCTGTTTACCCTTATTTATTTGGGTTATGAAGTAGTAACAGCGTCATCAATACTAGATAAACACTCTGCAACCCACTCATCGCCAGCAGCCATTATATTAATATAATCGCCTTTTTGTGCACTTGTTCCAATAACAATATTAGAAACTTGAGTACCTGCGGTTGAGTTAGAAGCATCGCCTCCAGCATCTTTCATTACCAAGCTAACGATAGCGCTACCAGCTGCTATTGTAATAGCACCAGTTGGCGTTTCTTCACTAACTACGAATTTCCAATATACTCCATCTTCCAAAGCTGTTGGAAGAGTAATGGAATAAGCTCCGCCAGCGGAATCAAGCATAAATACTTTTCCACTTTCGTCGTTTGTTAATGTTCTAGCTTCAGTAACGTTTTCAACTTTTTTCTTTACTCCAGCGGTTACACCGCTATTCTGTTCTAAGAAAGCACTTCTCATTATTCATACCTCCTATTAATTGTCTTCAAAGTTAAATAGAGCATGAGCTTCAGGAAGAGAAACTTCAAGACCTGCTTCGGTTAGAACCATGTCTTTACGTAAATCTTCATCTGCTGACTGTACATTCGTTTGAATGTGTGTGTCTCTATTTACCCCATTGCCAACTAGAGGACGATAAGCTACATTATCAAGGTCAACTAAACACATATATGGCGCTGCATGGCCTCTAAATAGAGGTTCTTTTACGAGCGTCAAATCACCATGGATAGTTTCAACCTTCATTACTTTATGACCATAAGAACCACTCGCTTGCGACATCATTGGATTCGCAGCAGAATAAGCACTTGATAGAAAAGTATTAGAGCTTGCCATCTTGTTAAAGAATGAAATAACAGGAAGTGAACAAAGCGCAAGCTTTGATGAACTACCACCACGAGCCGGGTCAAAAATCACTTCAAGGTCTTTTAAGATAACATCGTAAGTTGTTTCAGCATCTGTACGAGTTGTAAAATAACCTTTGTCTTCAGTATATGATACTTGAGTTGATGCTCCAGTAATCTGAGACTGTGAGTTTTTAATAATGTGACCAACGATACCATCAGTATAGTTGATTCCATTTTGACTTGCGGAGTTTCCAAAAAGCATAGCTCTTTCAATGTCCACTTTATGTTCACGAAGTTTTAGATTCCATATTCTGTCCCACTCACTAGCATAGCCACGGTAAACCGTTGCTCTTGCAGTGTTAGTAAGTTCACAGGCTGTCTTAAATATTTGACAGTACCCAGTACCATTTTCTAATTCACGAGACCAAGAATCAGGAGAACCTGAACCTTCTTCGAATGCACTTCCAATGACTGTACACTTTTGACCATCAACAACGGCAGTTGTACTACCAGTAGCTGCGGAAATTGTACGACCAGTAAATTGGGTTTCAGTGCTACCAGCGACAGGAGCAGACTCAACACGGACAATAGCTGTCTCGGGTTCGTTTGTGCTCGCATTTGTTTCGCCAATTGCAAATACCATACCTTTAATAATCCAATCAGGAGCTGCACCTGCACCGTCATCAACGGTGTAAGTAAGTGTGCTACCTGCGGCTGGAACAGTATGACCTGCATCTAGTGCAAATGTTCTGTCCGCCATTTGGATTTTATTACGGTCTTTTAACCATCGGAACTGCGGGTCGTCCGTTGCAACTTTAGCAACTTTGGATAAGTAAACGAAAAATGGAGACTCATCAGGGGCTAAATCAGCGATTCTATCACTGAAATTATACAGCCGCCTTGATGGTATCACACTATCAATTACTGCACCGGGGTCACCAAACTTTAACGGGCCGGGATTATTATAATTTGGCATTATATATATCCTTCCTCAGTTTATTGTTTAAAGTACGCTATTACGGCTTCCAGCATTTACAATTTTATCCCACATCTGTTTGTCTTCAGACTTAGGCGAGCTAGGTGCTCCACCCTGAAGAACTCCAGCTGTGCGAGGCTGCTGTTGGGCAGCTTGTACTGCTTGTGCCGTTTCAGGGACGTTACCTTTTTTATTAACGTCTCTATATAGCTTTACCAGATTCGATAAGCCAACTTGCTCTTTGGGCTGCGAAACAAACCCCATAAACTCTTGAACATCATTGTCCGAAAACTTATAAGTGTTACGCAACTCATTCACAGTATTGTTGTATGTTATCTCTTCTGTCATTTGTCGTTTTTGCTCATTCAATGCATTATTCACTACATTATTCATCATACCAACCTCTTGGTTCATACGAAATTTAAATGATGGTGATTCTGAATTGTAATAAGCATCCCAAGGGTTAAAGTCCTCAGCGGGTAATCCCTGTTGAGGTTCTTGCTGCGCTTGTTGTTGTGGTTGTCCATTTATGTTCTTCTGTAAAACATCAACTAAGTCAGGTCGTGATTCTAACAAATCACCCAATGGCTCAAGCCTTTTAAGCTTATCATTCTCCGCTTGGGTTCTGTCATACATTGACTGGAACTTACGGGCTTCAACTTCCCATTCGTTCTCAGGAATCGTTTCCTGTTTTACTTCAACTTCTGGAGCTGAAAAGTCTACTTGCTCATTTTGAGCAGCAGGCTCTGTGTACTGTTCTTCTGTTTCCGCTCTTACTTCACTAACTATATCTGGGCCATTATCAACCAAGCCATCAGCTACGGGTTGGGCCTCTGTCTGTGCATTGTCCATATTGTCTCCTTTAAGATGTCTTTAAGCTTCTGGAGCTGAACTAGCATCTGCTCTAACATTTGCTAATTTCTCCGCTTCAAGCTTCACCTTTGTTTGTAGATTATTTAACTGAACTCTTCTGTCAGCTTTGGCGTCTGATGCAACATCCGCTAATCGAGATTTAAATTTCTCAACCTCGACACGCTTTCTGTCGCTAACAGACTCCCTTTGGGCAGTCTGGAGGTCTCCCTCCAAATTCTTTATTTGCTCACCCATCGCCTGAACTTGTTGCATGAGTTGATTTTTCTCATCAGTCCGACGAAGGATAGCTTCTTTATCAAATATTTCTGGATTCTTCTTTAACACTTCTACCTTATCTACGATACCCATTTGATAGGCTTCCATATACACACCTAGCTCTGCCCACTTATTAGTTGGTAAAGTAGAGCCCGGCTCAATACGTATATCGTGTTGTCCTAAATTATGTCTTTCTTTTTTAATGTCTAAAATAGCGCCTACTTTATTATCATATGAATTAACTGTAGCTTCAGTTATATCGTTATTTGCGCTATTTAAACGGAAAATCTTTTTATAAGTATAATGTCCTTTAGATAGATTGTATAAGACTTGACCTAAACGATTGATACTAAATTCAATATCTCTTAGTTTTGACTTAGGTCTATCGGTTCCTAATGCTATCATCCGCTCTGTACCTTTAACAGTATCTGGTGCTTTTTCTGCAAAGCCATGCATCATTTCAGGTAAGCCAAATGTAAAGTCAATATAGAATTCACATTGTTGGATTAGTTTATAAAACTCACCTGCTAATGGTTGGGGTGCAGGAAAGTGTGGTTCACCTTGAGTACTGTCTACTTCTATAACTGCATTTGGGTTAGCCCAGTCTCTCTCTAACTGGCCTAAGTCTTCTACACTACCTAACGGTACTAATAGTTTTAATCCGCCAGACGCTTGAGCATGGGATAAAGCAAGTGACCATAACTTATTAAGTAATCGTTGCATTGGGCGAGCACGAGATACATCTGACTTAGGATAAGGGGTTTCTGTAAATACATTTGGTATAGGTACTATTGGGTAATGGTCTGTGTTTAAAATAGTTTCATATAATACAATTTGTCCAATAGAAGCGCACACTTTAACACGCGTTTGTTTAACTGGGATAATTTGATACTGACTTGCTTCTACTTGCTCTCTATTATTCTCGATAAATTCTTCATACTCGTCATCACTAAAAATAGCTTCTTCACCTGATTGCATATCAATCACACGGTAAAAATTAACTTTTACTTTATAAAAACGTTCTAATACTTGATACTTGTTTCTTTCAAAATAATCTAAATCTTTTGCTTCAGCTGGTGTAAATACTTTTTTACCATTGTTATTCATCGCATCAGGATAATCTTCTTCCATATAAGTATCAAGGTCTTGAATAATACCTGTTTCTTTTTCTCCTGTTTCTGGATTGTCTTGTTCACCTAATTCTGGGTAGAGGCTGATAACTTGTTCACCCGTAAGGATAGTAGAGAGGATAACACCTTCAGCGTCATCGAACCATCGGTTGCGAGTATTTGGAGAGACATATACCCTGAATGGGTTGACATAAGTGAACTTGACATCGCCTCTACCAAAATCTGATTCAGGGTCTATATAAGAATATAAATATCCCATTCCGGTAGTAGCATAATCATGGATAGCTTGTTTTAACTGCCAGTCTCCATTGGAGTTACCCCACACAT